TGGTGACGCCAAGCGACGGGTCCGGGTAGAGGATATGCCCCGCGCCCGATTGCTGGTCATTCATGAAAGCGCGGGTAAACGCCGCCGTGCGCACCATGTCTTCGCTTTCGGGCGATAGGCTCTTGACCTTGGAATATTCCCGCTCGGCGAAAGGCAGCTCGCCGCCGGCCTGCGGCGGTCCTTCCGCGAGAACCTTCCCGGTCGCTGGCTCGGTGTTGAACGAGACAAGCGGCCGGGCCACGGTGCCGGGGTTGGTTTCGAGCTTGCCGGCGTTGTTGGGGTAGAACCCCTGCATCGGCACGCTCTTGTCGACATAAGGCGAAACGCCTGTCGGTTCGACGCCGCTCGGCCCGCCATAAACCTGCTGCCCGCCATAGAGGATGTCGCGACCGGTGGCGGGGTCAGTCATGCTTGAGCCGAACCCGGTCTTGGGGTCGACAAAGCGCGCGTATTGCTCCCTCTGATCGTCGGTCATCGACGACGCCAGCTCCTTGTGACCGACGATGTCCTCCCCGGGCTGCGTTTCAAAGGTTTCGTTAAAACGATAGTTGGGCGCGTAATCGGGCGGGGTCTTCAGCGCTTCCTTCAAGCCCGTCTGGTAATTGCTCATCGGGTAGGGCGGTTGCTTTCCTGCAGCCGCGAGCGCCTCCGCTTTCTGCCGCACCCACGGCATCGCCTGGATCTCTTCGCCGGTCCAATTGGTCCGGCCGCCAAGCTGACGCAGGTTGGCGCGATCGACGGCGAGCGCCGTCTCGTGATCGAGCCATCGGTGCTGCGCTTCGGTCAGGCTGATGTCGCCATCGCGCATCAAGCTGCCTTCTTCGGGCAGGAAACCGCGCTGGTTGGCGTAGCGAAAGTCATTGACGCCAGTCGCGCCAGGCGGCCCCTGCGCAAAGCTGAGCAGCTTCGCGTATTGGCCAGTCTTTCGACCGTGCATCAGATCGCCAGGGTCAGCGGACGCCATCGCATCGAGCAGCGAATTGTGCTGGGTGGTGTAATTGGCTCGGCGTGGCGCGCCGACGACAGCGTTGTTGGCTTCCTTGATGACGTAGCCAAGCTCACTGCGGGGGTCGACGCCGGCCGACCAGGTGCCCTCCATGCCGGTCATCATTTTATTTTTGATCGGGTCGCCGCCGGTCAGATCGTTCAAGCCGCTGCGTGCGCGATCGTACCAATCGCCGCCAGCCATCTCCTCATCGATATATTTGTCGAAGGCGGCGCGCTCCGCCTCGACGTCAGCCATGGTCCGCATCGAGCGCGGCGCGCCGACGAAGCCCCCGCCAGGCAGCGGGATGATGTGCGGCTGTTGACGCGAGATTTGAATCGCCTGGTCGACCGGCACGCCGCGAATGTCCGGCACCTGCTGCATGTTGCGCGCGCCTGGCGGCTGAGCTGCGGCGGCGACCGTGTCAGGAACGCTTGGCGCGGGCGCTGGCGCGCTTGGCTCGGCCGCGGCGGGGGTTGCCCGCACCCGACCCTTGATCGCCGGCGCAGCGGTTTCTACGGCCTCCGGCGCGGCGCTCTCAACGGCGTCCTTGCCGCCCGTCAGGACGGCGCGCTTGGCGATCGACCTGGCGACGCTTTCGGCAGCGTCCTTGGCGGCGGTTTTCGCGACTTTCGCCCCGACGCCCGCCGCAGCGCCCGCGATCGGCGTCGCGCCAAGCATGCCGCTGACGGTGCCGGTCAAGTCGCCAGAGCGCGCCGACCGAATCGCCTCTTCGCCCTGGCCCCATGGCGTCTGCTGCTCAACGGAGCGAGCGGCTTCGGCCAGGTTCTCCCGCCCCTGCTCCGGCACGCCCAAGCCGGGGTGCGACTGCAGGAACCGATAGACCGCATCCGCAACCATGTCGGACGACGTTATATCGCCCTGAATGATGCTCTGGCCGCCCGGCCGGAGCGCCAGGGTGCGGGCGTTTAACGGCGCGCCAGAGGCCGGGACGTGGCCAGCGAGCCGCGGTCGATTGTCGTCAGCCAAAGCCGCCACCCCCGCCGCCCTTGAAGAGTTGAGCCAGAACCGCTCTCAGATCCGTTGGCGGGCCCACCTGGGGCGCTCGAAGCGCCCCGAGGGACGACGGGGGCCCGGCGCTGACCGCCCCGCCTGGGGGCATCGCAGGCCGATTGACGGGCGGCGGGGGAGCTGGAGCCCGCATGCCGTTGAGTTGCGGCAGGTACCTGGGAGAGCCGACGCCAGCAGCCGGCGGCGTCGCCTTGGACGCGAGCGTGTCGGCGACCGAGAGGTGACCGCTATTTTTGGGAGTGTGCTGGCTCGCCATTGGCTCATCCTGTCGCTGAAGGGAAAAGACGCCTGATCAAGTCTTGCGCCGACGCCAGCATCGAGCCCGGCAGCATCGATGTTTGCGCCGGCGGCTCGCCAAACGGGTTCGTTATCGCCGGGAAGCCCAACGTCGGTTGACCTGACGTCGTCGCACGACCGCCAAGCGCGCCCGGCAGTTTCGGGTTCGGGCTCCACCCGGGATGCTGATTGGGGTCGTAATCCCCCGTGGTCGAGCCAAAGGCGGGCAGGATTGACGCCAGCGGCGAACTGGGCGGCGTATCGACCGGCGCGCGCGGCGGGGCGGTCGTCGGGGGCAATTGCGGGCCGTAGGAGGTGTCAAGCGGAGCTGTCGCCGGCTGGGCGACGGGAGCCGCCGCGGCCGGCGCAGCCGCCGGCGGAGCTGGAGAGCCCCCGCCGAACGCGTTGCCCCAGTTCGCCGCGGTGGTGATCTGGGGATTATGACTGGTGCCGGTGGTCATGCTTTGCACCAGCGAAACCTTGTCGCTGCCCGGGCCGACAAAGCCCGCCGACGAGGGCGCGGTCGCCGACACGGTCTGCGCATTGGGCGCGGGCAGGTTCGCCGGATTGGGCGCGATCGTCCGCACGTCCGGCGGCCCGGTCGCGGTGCCCAAAGGCGCGGTCGCGTCGGAGCCGATGCCGCCCTGGCCGGCTGGCCTTGCCGGCGCTGTCTCCCCTGGCCCGACAAGCGGCGCGAACTTGCCTTCGGCCGCCTGGAAGTGAACGCGATCGGGGGTCTGAAAATGCGCGCCGGCGGCGATGCCGCGGCCGGGCTCGTCGGCGAGCGCGATGAGCGCCTGCTGCTGCGCCGGATTGTCCGCCACCAGGTCAACGGCGCGGCCGAACTGGTGGTAACTCTGGCCGGGCGCGGCGGCCAGGTGCTGCGCGCCAAGCTTGGCGTAGTCAGCCGCCTGGCTCTTGTTGTCGCGATAACCGTCCGTCAGGTGGGTCTTGATGCCGGCCGCGGCGGCGTCCGCCATCAGCTTGTCGATGCGGGCGCGAAAGGCGGGCTCCAGGTGGCGCAGGTCGAGCCCCTGGTCCTGCAGCGATTCGCCGCCGTAGACAAAACCGTTGCCGGCCCCGACTGATTCCGGTCCGTTTGAGCTTGGCGAGACGGCCGCGAGGATGGTGCCGGCGGTGTTCTTGAGGGTCAGCGGCAGGCGATAGAAAATCTGACTGCCGATCATCCTGCCCGCCTGGCCGAGCGCCCAATCCGGCGATTGCCCGTTCGACATCCCCTTCGGCGCGTAATAGTGGGTCGCGCCGCCGGTGTTGTCGGGCAGCTGATCGTTGAAAACCTGCTGAACCACCGCCGCCGCGCGCTGGTAGTTTGGATCGCTGGTCGGAATCGCCCGCACTTGCGCCGCCCGCGCCTGCATCTTCGGGTCGTTGTTCCAGATCGAAAATTGCTTGTTGGCCTTGAGCACCGGACCGAGCTTGGTGTCGGGGCCCCAGGCGCGCGAGTTCAGCCGGTTCTTGATGACGTTGGCGACCGCCTGCCAACCCTCCCGCGTCTGGTCGGCTTCGCCGAGCAGAGTGCGGGTCATCAGGTCGAGCGCTTCAGGGGTCAGACTGGCCATTGCCATTAAAGCCCTTCCGCACTATGTATTGGGGCTGACCCAACGTTATCCACGAGATCCCCATGTCCACGCCAACCCCGACCGTCATTGACATCCCTGCTTCGCTCGCCACGCTGATCCCCACCCTGCCGACCGCGCCGCAATGGACTGACGCGCAAATAACCGACTTTATCGCTCATGGCGTTTTCTGGGCTTTCCCGCTGTCCATCGGCGTTCTGCTGCTTATACCTCTGATCCGTCGTCTCGCCGGTCCTAAGCCTCAACGCCGCTGATTTGGCGCGACCACCTTTTCCGGCAATTTCGGATTGCTGAGAAACTTCAAAACCTCCGGCACTGTCGTCGCTGCCTTTCCAGCTCCAGCGCGGATCAGGTTTGAAGCCTGACCAACGCCATATTTGAGCGCCTCCGCCGGCGCGATGGCGTTTGGCTCCGAGCCCAACGCCCCGTGCGTGAGGATCTGCGGAATGAAATTCGCGAACGGCACGTTTTTGTTCGCCACCGTGCGGATGAGATCGGGGTCGTGAGAAATGCTGGTCAGCAACGCCGCCAGCGGCGTCAGCGCCAGGCCCGCAGGCCCGAACGCAGCTCCGCTTGCTCCGACGTACGGCGCTGCCCCCACGATCTTGCCGATCGCCGTGCTCAGACCGCTCTGCTCGCGTGGCGCGCTGGTGCCCGCGCCCGCCTCCGCCGCCGTCTCCAGCTTCTGCCGCGCTTCCGGCCCGGCCTTCTGCTCAATCCAGGCAAGGATATCGGGGTCGACCCGCGACTGCACGCCTTCGCCGAAAGTCGACGGCCGAAAAGCTTGCGTGTCCTGCGCGTTCTGTGGTCGGCCGCGGGTGGCGATCGTCTCGGCGACCGCGCTGCGCACCGGCTGGTCGTCGTTGAAGCCCGTCTCGAGGTTGGTGAGCGTCTCGGCTTTCTTGCCTTCGCCGGCGACAATCTTGCTGAAGTCCTTGGCGACCTGCTTGCCGCCTGGCGAATCGACGAAGCCGGAGCGTGTCGGATTGAGGTCGCCGGTTAGCGATTGCAGGTTGTCCTTGCGCGCCGACTGCACCTTCCAACTGTTGTCGTTCTGGTCGAACGCCGCGCCTAGCTCGGGGCTGACCGCATGCGCCGTCGCGCTCATCCGCTCAGTCAATGCATCCTTGAGCGGGTCGAGCGCCCGCACCAGAGTGTTCTTAATCGTGGCGTCGCCTGTCGCCGGCGTTTCCTGACTGCTCAGATATTGATTGAACGCCGAGCGCTCGCCCTTCAGCACGCCATAGGAGATGTTGCCGTTCGCGTCGGTCTGACGATCGATGTTGTCGAGAAATTTCTGCGCCTGGTTCTTGATGATGCTGGCGTTGTCGCCGTTGATGATCGCCGTCGCCGCGGCGCGCAATGGCGCGGCTTCGGTTTTCGCTCCGACGCCGATCGCGTTGTCGATCGCGTCCGACCGCGCTCGCAATTGCGTCTCGTTGCCGAGCACCTCCTGCTGCGCTCGATTGCGCAAACTTGAACCTTCGAGGTTGGCGGTCTGCGGGCCCGCCTGCTCCACCGGCGTCGTGCCGGCGTCAAGTTGCTGCAAAGCGCTATTCGCGGTCCTGGCGATTGCGGCTGTTTGAGCCTTGGTCGCTCCAGCTTCGCCGGTGCCGGAAAATGGAATGAAGCCAGCCCCGCTGATGAACCGGGCGACGCTTGACGTCGGGTCGGCGACATCGCGGAACGTCGGCAAGGGAGTGCTGTCGTAACCGGAGCCCGGCGGCGTCTCGACCCCCGTCCATCCGGCCGGCTGCGGCGTTGGCGCTGGGTCAAGGTTTTCACTCGTCTCGACCTTCTCGCCTGCGTCCTCCTTGCCGGGGACCGCCTTACGCACAAACGGCGTCACGGCGCGCGTCGCCGGCGTCCGCACCGTGCCGCCGGCAACGCCAGCGAGCATCTGCGCCAGCGGCCCAAAGCCATGCGCCTTGGCCCATTGCTGCGCCTCGTCCGACAGCGCCCAATCGGTCAGGTTCCCCACCTCCGATCGGCCGGCGGTCATGATCTTGTTCCACGCTCCGCCGGCCTCGCCGACGCGCCCGCCTTGGCTCGGGCTCAGCCGCAGCCAGGGCGCGACGGCGTCAGCCACCTGCATTCTCGGCCCCGCGTCAGGGTCGATGTCGGCCCCGAGCCCATGGATCAGGGACTCAAGCGGATTGATCGGCGTGTAAGGCTCGTCAGGCGATTTGTAGCCAGTCTTGCGGGCCAGCCAGTCGCCGCCGAGTTGACCGGCGACGAAAACCTGATTCGGGATCGCCAGGAGAGGATTAGAGCGCAAGAACCCGCGTTCCAGAAGATGCGTCGCCGCATCGAGATTGGTGTTCTGGTGCGCGGACGGATTGATTGGCTCGCCATTTTCGTCGAGCGGGATCGGCGCGAGAGCCTTCGCCGGAGCATTCGGCGCGACGATCGGCGACGTCGGCGCTGCAGCTACAGGGGCGGTCGGTGCTGCCGGCGTTAGAGGATTGCCGTTTTCATCAAGCGGGATTGGAGCCGGGCCCGCCATCAGGGCACCATCCAAGGCTTACCGTCAGGAGTGCGAAAACGCGTGCCTGATGGAAGCTTCATGCCGGTTTCGATGTCAGGCACGAGCTGATAAACCGGCGACTTCGGCGCTGGTCTTGGCGCGCGGGGGTCAGGCGCGGGGGCTGGTGCCGGCTCTTCACCGCCCTGTCGGACATCAATGCCCGCCTGCTCGAACGCTTTGCGCGCCAGCTCCGAGTTCGCGCCCTTCTGCTTCAGATATTCGAGGTAGGCTTCCGGCGTCTTGGCCTGGTAGGCGGTCAGCGCCGCATCGCCATCACGACGCTGCTGATCGAGCGAAGTGATCAGCGCGTTGACCATGCTGTGGAACCGCACCGGATCGGCGTCAGGGTCGGGGAATTGCTTGACGATGTATTCGACCGCGCCCCGCGGCAGCGGGTTCCCTTGCGTGTCACGCATGCTGCCGACCATGCCGAGAAAATATTGCCGGATCTGCGCCTTGGCGTCGGCGTTGGTCAGGCGGGTGAAATTCATGCCGGTGACTTCCGACAGCTTCCGCACCGCCTCTTCGCTGACGATGCCAGCCGGGTCGGCGTTCGGGGCGACGTATTGATCGAAAATCGCCAGCGCTTGTTGCGCCTTGCCGAGGTTGACGTTGGCCGACGCGCCTTCGCGGATGTCGTTCTCCAAGTTCGCCGGGTTCGACGCGCCGGTGGTCTTCTCGAAGGTCGGCCCATATTCCGAGCCGCCGCCGCCGGTAGCGTTCGGTCCGCCTGGAAAAACCTGACCGGGACTGAGCGGGGTCGTCGCGCGCGTCCGCACTGCGCCTGGCGTGTTGCCAGCGCCGACCAACGGCGTCGAGAACGTATCGACATCGGTCTTAAGCGCATCCGCGCCCAGGCCGCCGGTGAGCGCCTGGTGAAGAAGATATTTCTGCTCGGGCGTGTAGCCCGATTCATCAATGCGCGAGATCCGCCCGCCAGGCCCCGGCGTCGCCGATGGCGGCTGCGCCAGCGACGTCACCGTGCCCGCCACGCTCGGGTTGCCGGGGTCGGTCGCGTTGACGCCAAGCGTGCGCGTCAGACCCGGGATGTCCAGGTTCTCGCCCGCTCGGAGCTTCTCGTAAGCCTCCTGGTTGGCGATGTCCGCGCCTTGGGTCTGTTGATAGGTCAGAGCCGCCTTGGCCGCCGCTTCCGGTCCGACCTGCTGCGCAATGCCGCCCAGGATATTGCCCAGCGCGCTCGAGGTCGCGCCGCCGTCGTTGACGTAAATTCCAGGAATCGGCGTTACTCCCGTTTAGGCAAAGGCGCTCTTCAGACTGCCGGCAAGGTTCTTGCCCGCAGCGCTATTCGAGAAAGCGCTGCCGGCGATGTTGCCCAACTGGTTGGCGATCGTGCCAGCGATGTTCGAGCCTGACTCGTAATGCACCGGCTGGATCGCCTGGGTGATCCCGAGCGTCTGGGTGTCGCCCTTGCGAAAATCATTGGCGAGGTTAATCCCTTCCGCCGAATCGGCCAGCGCTTGCGAAGCGGACGAGCCCATGCCCTGGTAGCCGCCGCCATAGGAGGTGATGCCCGCCAGCGCCTTGATGCGGCCCTGCGCCTCCCTGGCGGCGTTGGTGACCCGGCTCGCCATGTCCGAACTGACCGACGTGTCGGCCGGCGTGTTGCCAAGCAGGGTGATGTTGGAATCAGAAGCCGCCGGCGAGCCCGCCAGCATCTGACTGGTGAGATCGGTCGCCGCCCCCTGCTGCACCGCTGTCTGGTTCTCCGCACTAAGCGCCGTCTTGGCGGTGTTGAGAGAAGCCGTCGCCTTCTGGCGGTTCGCCTCGTCGGCCGCCGCGGCCTTTGCCGCCGCCGCGCGCTGGGTCGCGGCCCATTCGTCGTTGGCCTGCTGTTGCGCCGCCAAGGTGTCTTGCTGCCCCATATAGTTGACGCCGGCGGCGACAGCAGAACCGGCGAGGGCGATGGCGCTGAGCGGATCACACATCGATCAAAGTCCGATAACTTTGCCGCGCGACTCGCTGGCCGAAGCCGGCGTCGGGCTTGTCGAGGCGGTATTAAACGGCGAATTGTAAGTCTGACCGGGGTAAAGCATTCCACTGACGGCGCTGCCGACCGCGGTCAGCGCCGGCGTGAACAGCGAGGCCGCCGGCGTCAGCGTTGGATCTTGCAACCTGGAAGCGGCGGCGCTCGACTCCGCCAGGTTCGCAGTCAAGGTCGGATCTTCGGTCGAATAGAGCTGATTGATCAACGCTTGCTTGTTCGCCTGGATCTGGCTCTTGAGAGTGCCTTCCTGGGCGTTGGCATTGGCGACGATGTTCGCCTTCTGCAGGGCGTCATTGTAGGCGAGCTCGCCCTGCTTGTCGCCCGCGGTCGAAGATTCCAACGTGCCGGCGCGCGCCAGGTTGTACCTCAGATCGCGCTGGGCTTCGTTATACTGACGCTCTTCATCCGGCTGATAATAATCAAGCACCTTCTGCTTGTAAGAATTGAAAAACGCATCGTCGAAACCGCCCGTGGTCTCACCTGTCGGGGTTTGCGTCGTGATGTTCAGCGGATCACCCTGCTTGTAAATCTTTCCGCTCGCGTCCCTAAGCCCCCATGCGGGGCTCGCCACGTTCGAACCGCCCCGAGTGTAATCCCCTTGAGCGCCCTGAGTGATGAAGCCGGAGGGCGTCGACGATCGTATCGCATCAGTAGCGCCTGACGCAGCCGCCCCGCCGGGGATCTGAACGGCGGTGTAGCCCGCAGGCGCGCTGCCCTTCTTGAGCGGCGAGAAGCTCGACCAGTCGAACGGCGTCGACGTGGACTTCATCACCGGCGCGCCATTAAAAATCTGGTCGATCAGGGTTTGACCCTGCTGCAGTCGCTGCTGCCGGGCAGCCTCTTTCGCGTCAGCTTCGGCCGCCTGCTGTTTCTCGAAGTCGACCGCTTGGCTGTTGCTCGGCTGTGATCCTGCCATCTCACAACACTTTCGTGAACGCGCCGCCCATCGGCGCGAAGCCGCAGCGACGGAAAAGATTGCACAGGCTCCTGGCCGCCAGCGAGATGGGCGGGATGACGGCAAAGAAAGCGCATGCGCCTTCCTGCTTGGCGATGTCGGTCGCGAACATGACAAGCAAACGGCCGATCGCGCTCTTCCGATGCGGCGGCATCACGTAGATCATCCACAGAAGCGCAATCGGCTTCGCGGTGAAAACATGGCTCACTGTCCAGCTCACCATGCCGACAATCTCGTTATCGAGCTCGGCAAGAATGAAGGGGGTGTCACCGCAGCGAATTTGCTTGGTCATCTCGCGCGCGGCGCGCTCGATGTCGAACGACGAGAATCTATCGAAGCCCGCCTCGTGAAAATAGTGCGCGCCGTATTTATCCAGCAAAGGCCGGACGTCGGTGACCCTGCCGACACGAAGCTTCAGCTTGCCTCGATCAATGGATTCTGGCCGCATGATCCGCCACCCGCGCACAGAGGACAAAGTCCTCGCGCCCCTGGCCGAATTGGGCGATGACGGCCTCCCGCCTGAACCCCAGCATTTCAAGCCAGCGGATCGAAGCAGTGTTGGACGCCATGGCGCGGCATTCGATGCGATGCACGCCGCGAGCGTCGAGCGTGGGCAAAATATGCCGCTTCATCGCTCGTGTCACCTCGATGATCACCTCGTCCCAGCGTCCGGTGCCCCACATCCAGCCGGAGCCCATGCCAGGCCAGATCGGGACAAAGCCGCCAACCGCCGCAGGCTCGGCGTCGCTTTCCGTGCGCGCCTCCCATTTTGGCCCCGGGATCCCGGCGATGAGTTTGGCGGTCGCCTCCGCGCTGCCCTGGTAGATCGTCGCCCGCACTTCCGCTTCGTCGGCGTCGCGTAAATTGCCGACCACAAACTCAAGCCCGTACGGGGTCATGCCGCCGATCATGTGAGATTCTCGCCGGCGTCAATATAGCCGCCGGTGAATTGGCTCGGCAGTGTCTGGCCTGGCCCCGTCGAGCCGCCGACAAAAACCTGGTCGCCGATCCTGACCTGGTTCTGCGACGCCAGCGCCGCGGCCCACGGCGGCGGCCGGCGGCCGGGCATCGCGCCAGGCGCGTAATAGTGCGTCGCGCCATTGGTCGGGTCAGGGATCGCGCCATTGTAAACCTGGTCAACAACGCCGCCGATCTTCTGGTAGTTCGGGTCGTTGGGTTGAATGCCCTGCGTGATCGGACTGCTCTCCACCACCCCAGGCGGGTTCCAGACCGAGAATTGATGAAAGCGCGAACCCGGCTTGACGGGAGCCGTGACGACGTCCCGCACCCGATTGCCGCCGTAGCCCCCGTCCGCAGCGCGATTGAGAATGGCGTGCGCCACCGCCGCCTGCCCGAGCGGTGGCTGATTGCCAGCCTCGCCGGCGATGGTGCGGATCATCATGTCGCGATCAATCGGATCCATCGGCGGTCGCGCGATGCCGACAAGCGTCGAAGCCAGCGGGGAATCGCCAGCCATCAGTCAGTGCTCCCGTCGTCGAAGATCAAGTTGACCTGGCCGATGCGGGCCCGGCTGGCGTCCGTGGTGCGGAAGCGCAGCGAAATGTGGGTGCTCGTCTCCGGCATGCTCATTGTCGGATTGATGAATGTCGAGCCGGTGAACGTCGCGACATCCTCTTCAGTGTCCTGATTGTTCGGATCGCAACCGACCGACAGCGTCCAGGTGCCCTCCGCGCCGACGTCGAACGAGTGAAAGATCTTGTTCTTCGACGAACTGTCGCACGACAACGCAGGGGTAATCACTTCCGCTTCAGTGTTGTCATACGCCGTCGTGACGTCACTGCCGTACACGTACAAATTGTTGTCGCTGCCCCGAATCAGCACCCAGGGGTCGGCGACGCAAGCGTCAACAAAACTAAATGGCGCATCAAACTCGCTCCAGGCGGTGATTGCCGGCTCCTGGAAAGTCGACAGAATGTAAATCCGGTCTGGCAACACCACCATCACCCGACCGCTGCGAGGCTGAATCAGGGTGCGCGCGCCAGCAAACCAAGCTGGGCCATTCTGAATGAGCAATTGCCGAAAAATTTCGTCGATCGGCGTGCCGATGTCAGTCGTGCCGGCGGTCAACGAAACGTTCTGCACTTTCAGCGAACGCACGCCGTGTGACGACACGTAAAGCACGTCCTGACCAAACTGCACGAGCCCCTGCGCCGCAAGCAGCCCGGTCGAACGCAGAAGCTGGATAAATTGGTTGAGCGATGGGTCGGGATCGAGCTTCCAGATCTGCGTCGACAGGTTGGAAAAAATCGCCATGTTGCCGAGATAGACTTCAAGCCCGACGAGATTGGTCGAGTCGGCGTCTTGCGCTGACAGATCGATATAGCCGGATCCGTCATTGGTCGTGCCGGTGGGCGGCGTCCAGTTCATCGGGTTGTTGATTGCTGAAAAGCGCAGCAGTCGACCGTCGACACCGTACATTTTCGAACCGAACGTGCGAACCGACGAGGCAGTCGCCATCGCGTCGGTGACCCGAACCTGATTGTAATAGTGGTAGTAAAGCCCATCTGCGCCAGCAAGCACGATATAAAATTGACCGTTGAACAGATCCCAGTCCGCCACGCGCGTAATGGTGACGCCGGCCGGGAACGGCAGCGATATGACGCCAGGCACGCCATTCGGCGCAGCGCCGGACCAACCAACAATCCCCGACGCCCCGTTCTTGACAACGAAGAAAACGCCATTGCGCGACAGGCAACCAAGACTGCCGGCTGGCGCGGACCCCCACAAAATAAACGCCGTGCGCTTCTCGATCTCCGCCCCGGCGCTGATCACGCAGTTGCGCAGAACGCGCAGCGAGCCGGCGGGCGCGGTAGCGTAACTTTTGCGGAGATCCAGCCCGCTCTTAAAATCCTGAATCTGATAGGCGGGCAAGGCTCAAGGCCCTGGAATATAGTCGAGGTAGGGGGTCGCGCCGCTCTGGTGAGTCGGCTGAGCGCGCTGACCCTGACCCATCGCCGAAATGTCGCGCTTGTTCGCGCCCGACCGCCCGAGCAAACGGCGAATGTAGGCTTGCGCCTTCTGCCCCTTAAGCGTCGCCACTTCGCTCTTCTGCGCGCCAAGCAGTTCGGCCGCGGCGGTCAGCACGATCGCGGTCGAGTCAATCATGCACTTGTCAGTGTCCACCTTGAGCGGATTGAGCGGCGCTTGCCCGTTCCAGCGCATGTGCGACAGCATGGTCGGGATCGGCCAGATCTGCGCCTGGCCAGTAAAATTGGTCAGGCCGGTTGCGCTGTCGACGGTGACCACGTTGCGCCACCGCACCGGCGGGTAGGACGCCAGCGTCTCATTGATCCAGTCCTCGAAACCGTAACGCAGCTGAAGCCACGGCTGCGAGGCGGTCGGGTTGTAGTTGCGCCACAAGCCGACCACGTTCTCGAACGGCATGGTCGGATCGAAATCGATATACTGGGTGTTCGCCGGCCAATCGAAATCGATCCGATAGGTCAGATGCGGCCAGACGTAGAGGTTCCACAATTCGCGCTGGGTGCGCTCCAGAATGACGTTTTGCATGTCGACGGCTGAAAGACCGTGCGCCGGCAAGAGGCTTGAATAGATTTCAGCCCTAAGCTCGTAACGCAGATCCGACAGAGCGACGCCCAGCGGCATTTCATACCTCCGCCTGGTGCCGCTGCGCCCGTTGCTTTGGTGTTTCCTTCGGCGTGTCTGGCGCGTTCGGCTGCAGCGGCAGTTCGTCCTGGGTGAACTCCGTCTTCTGGATGTCGGCGATCAATTTGCGCTCTGGCCGCTTGACCGCGATCGGCTCCTTGTCGCCGGGGAAGTCCATGTCCATCATCGGCCGCGCGCCAGGGTAGCAGATGTTGACCGCTTCCGAGCCGTAGAGGCCCAGGAGCCGCATCTTCTCCGCCTGGCTGGTCGCCGGCTCCTCGCCGACATATTCGCAGTCGAAAACGTTATCCTCGCCGTGCAAATGCTGCAGCACCCGGATCTCGGGCCAGCTCACCGGCGCGTCGGGGCCGCGGTGGATGACGTTGTTCGAATCGCCGCCGAGGGCGATCTTGCACGCGACGAAGTCCATTCGTTGTTCCTCCAGTGTAGGGCGTCGTGCGGGCCGACGCCCTACACTCTGATCGCTATTTGATCTCAATCACAAGGGAGGAGTTGCGCTGAGTAGCGACCATCTGCCCAGTTGAGGTGATCGACTTGTAGAGGACGAACTGGTTCGCCGGGCGCGCCGGCGTGTGGTCCTTCCGCCATTCATCGGTCATTTGCACCAGGAAGATCTTCTTCGGGTCGAACCAGTAACAACGTTTCGACAACCCCAGATCGTCAAGCGTCGGGTCGTACTGGAATTTGGTGCCCATGTAGTTCAATTCACCGACCGAGACGTCGCGCGAGTTGGAGAAGCCGGTCATCGAGTAATTGCCGTTGGCCCGCACTTCAGTCTCCATCGCGCCGATGAAGTCGGAGCCGCACAAAGCCATCGTCGGCTTGCCGCCGTAGCGGATAAGCTGGCGATATTCCTTCTGCAGCATGCCGAGCAGTGCGCCGCCGTCCGCCGGGTCGGAGGTGATCGAATCGCCGCCCCAGGCCGCGAGAGCCGGCGTGCCCGAAACCTTGACGCCGAACGCCGTCGTGCGCGCCCGATTGCGCCACCAGGAGTTATTGGCGAGCGACTGATCAAGGCCGCCAACCGTCCCGACCGAGGGGTCGGCCGAGATGAGAAAGCGCATGCCGGCGAGCGCTTTCGGGTCGAGCGTGCCGTCGCCCCAGAGCAGACCGTTCATGCCGCGCGCATATTGCTCGCCGAGCTCGAACAGCTTGTCCTGGAACAGATTGACCAGCACCGTCTCGTCGCGGTCGCTGTGCTCGGTCGTGTTCTCGCCGTTGGTGTCGACGACCGAGATGCCGTCCATCTTCAGCTCAGTATGAGTGAGCGTCAGACCGATGTGGTGCTCGCGCCAAGGATAGTTGCCGCGCACGATGTTGGCCGGCGTGAAGAAGCCGACCGTGTCGTTATGGGTGTAGCCCTTGACGACGTCGTTGCCCGAGCCGTCGCCAAATTGCCCATGCAGCGCGACAGAGATGTTGCCCTTGCCGCCTGGGAATTTCTTCGGTTCGGTTTCCGCCCACTTCAGGAGCGGCTTGTCTTGCAGGGTCTGGTAGAACTCTTCCGGCCGGCCCCAGTAATAGTCGAGCGCGGCGTTGGCGATATTGGTGATTTCTCCGGCTGTAAAAGCCATTGTCTAAGCGCTCCGAGCGCGGGGCTCGTCAACGCGACCGCTCTATTGCGAAGTGAATCGCCTCCTTCAGGCTCTTCGGTTCCGCCCGAGCGCCGTTGACCCGACTGATGCTGCTCGGAACCTGATGCGTAGCGCGTGGGTTGGGCACGAAGCGCGAAGCCATCGCGTTCGCCCGCTCGTAAGCCTGTTTTGCAATCTCGACGGCTTCGGCGGGAGAACGCGGCGGCCCGCGCTCGTGGACGACGGCGTGCAACAGCTCCCTCACAACGGGTTCTTTGCGCGCGTAGTCAGGGTCGGATCGTCGAACCCCTTTTTCCCAGTCGGAAACAGCGCCCGCCACTGAAGCCTGGAATTGCTGAACGGCTTCAGCGCGACTGCGTTGAGACGTCTCCTCCGCCGCCCGTGCGAGTTGCCCTTGAGCAAGCTGCTGCCGGGCCCTCACCTGGGCGGTGTACCGTGCCGCGTCCTCAGTCATATGCCCGCTCTGGACCGCCCTTTGGAGGTCAGCCGGGAGCTGTATGCCGAGGCTCTCCTGCGCCAGTTTGACGTAGGGCGCGACGCCCTCCAGGAACGTCCTGAAGTCGCCGCGTCGCATCGCCGCGGCCAGATCCAGCACGAGCCCGAAATCTTCCTTGGCGATGTCCGCCTGCTTCAGGAAGGTCTGCAGCGCCTGCGTCGTCTGGGCCTGAGCTTCGAGCGGCGCGATCTGGGACTGAAGCCCCTTGATCTGCGCTCGAAACTCGTCGATGCGTTTCCGCGTGCGCGGTGAGAAAGCGTCTACTTCCGCCTGAGTAAGCGGTCCTAAATCCTCTTTCGACTGCGCGCCAGGAGCTGCCGACTCTCCTGCCCTTGAGACGCCGCGTTCATCGCCGGGACCAAGCTGCGCTTCCTTGCGGGGAGCGGCCTTGCGGACGACGTCGAGCAGCGACTCGCGGCTCTCGGCCTTTTCGCCGGATAGGGTTGACGATTCCCCCGATACGTCGGGCGAGGCTGGGGTTGAGGCAGCACCGCCTGAAGCTTCCCCGCCAGCCGGCGCTGGCGTCGAAGCTGATTCGGTTGTGACGGTGGACGTCCCGTCTTCCATTTAGCTTTTACGTCCCATGGGTTGGGGGTTGTGCCGCATTTCTGGCCAACACGCAACACCATGGGGCGCTTCGTTTTGCCCTTATGAGGGGCTTGCGGTCTGACCCGCCTGTCGCTGTGGAACGCTGAACGCATCTTTCGCGATGCTATCGTCAGCCTACGGCTTGCAAGCTTAGCCCGGCGGGGGGCAGCATTCCATAGCGGCCAAACAAGCCGGCGCATTCCGCCAACCGCCAGATGAACAAGAGCACCAGAATCGCGATCACGCCGCCAATCACGATCTGAATAATGTTCCAGTAGGGCGCAGCCGTGATGCCGGCGAACCACTGGCCAAAGGCCGCCCGGAGCAGCGCCAGGACAACCAGCACCACGACAATGAAGATCGCGACCTTGAAGATCAGGTCCAAACCAAAACCACACATTTGACCCTCCTCAGTGAGTCGGCCCGGTTAAACGCCCCATGCCTGGGGTCGGCGTTGCCGGGCCGGAGGGCGTTCCTGGCGTCGGCGGCGGGAAACTGCCGCCTGGCCGCGGGTTCTGCGGCGCATTCTGATCGCCGGCCGGCCCCTGCATCTGCGGCGACTTCGCGCCCGCGCCGGGGCTTGGGCTCGCCTGCTGCCCTGGCGGCGTCGGACCGCCCGGCCCGCCGCGCGACATGGTGTTCATCGCCACGATCGACGGCAGCGGCGACTTGAAGGCCTGAGTGAGGTCGAGCTTGTCGTCGAGGCGGTGCAGGAGATCGCGCGCCAGAAACTCAGGGTCGATGCCGGGGATCTGCATCACCAGCGGGTAAATCTTCTGGGCGTTAGCGATCTCTTGCGCCTGGTTCGGATTGCCCGAGCTGCCGGCCTCGATCTCCAGCCACACCTCTTCGCTGATCTGCTGCCGGGTCAGGTCCGGCCAGACCGCGCCGGGGCCGACGATCCGCTTCACCGTGGCTTCAGCCACATTCGAGAACAGAAGCTGCCCGCCGTAGCGCGCCAAGTGGGTCAGAAGGTCATCGAGGTCGTCGACGTTCGAATCCATCGTCGTGGTGCGCGAGGCTTCGGCGATTTGCGATTGCGTCGCGGTGTCGGAATTGGTCGGCCCCATGTTGGCTTCCTGGAAGCCAACCACCCGCAGCGTGTCCTCGAAATAGGGCGCGACATCGTAGAGCGCCGGGTTGATCTCCGGCCCGGTGAAGGCCTGCAGGAGATCCGCAACCTTCTGCCCAGGCTGCAGGCCATTCAGTTCGAGGATGGCGTTCGAGGGGTGCGATTCAAGCTTCTCGACATCCTCCGCGTCGAGCGCGCCGGCGACGACCACCGTCTTCGGGCGCGCCGCCCGGCGGTGCTCGCGCATGCCCTGCCGGGCGGTGTTGTAGTCAAGCTGCATGTCCTTCATCAGCCGCACGTCGGAGGGCGGGAAAATATCGTCCTCGTGGTCGGTTTCGTTGAAGGTCAGAGTGAACCAGGGCCAGAACCGTTCGAGCGGCGTGTCGGGCGCAGCCGGCTCGCGCATGAAGTCCGGGTAGCCGTCGCAAACGACATACACGAGCCCGTCCTTGCGATTGTAGATCTCCCAGACGCAGCAGCACTGCTTGTCGTCGCCGGTGCCCTTCTCGCGATCGGGCCCGAGCTGCAGCAGGCCGGCCCGCGCGCCAGCGTTCATGCCGCCGTCCGGCCGACTGTAGGAGACGTAATTCTTGCCGACGTCGCGGCCGTAGATTTCCTTCACTTCGTTGGGGCTGAGAATGTACTCCTCCGCCACCCAGTCGGAGCCAAGAAAACCACGCAGGTGAATGCACTTGGTGTCCGGGATGATCGAGAACGAGCTGGGGTAGTCGAACGTCAGACCCTCGTGCGCGATGAACTCCTGCTCGGCTTGCAGATCCTGCACCATCAGGCGCAACTGTTCGGCTTCAGCGCTGTCGGGATCGCTCTCGTCGTCGGCGATGTCCGCTGCGAGACGCTCGAGCGTCCCGAGGCGCTCATTGATGTCGGACAGCTTGGCGATCACGTCGGGACGCTTCTGCATCACCCGCTCGAAGCCAAGCTTGACGTAGGCGACGCCAACCGTCAGCGCGCGCCGCACCGTCATCTTCATCAGTTG